TTTTTATGCTTTTTGTTCCTGTCATGGGTCTTTGGACATCCTCTCTGGGGATTATTGGTCTTGCTTTTAATCTTAGGGCTTACGATTTTGTGAGTCAGGAGATCAGGGCAGCAGAAGATCCTGAGTTCGAAACGTTCTACACCAAGAACATTCTTTTGAATGAAGGTCTACGTGCCTGGATGGCACCTGTCGATCAACCTCATGAGAACTTTGTGTTCCCAGAGGAAGTCTTGCCAAGAGGTAATGCTCTGTGATAAACTTGGAGGGGTAACCCTCCTTTTTTTATGGACTACGAAGAATATCAAAATAAAAGAAAAGAAATAAGTGAAGCAAAACAAGCAGCAGTGCGTTGTTGGGCAGTTGTAGTTGGACATCTTTTTGTTGCTCCGATATCATCTATCTACTACTCAGCAAAAACTAATCACTGGAAACCGACTTGGATTGCAACTGGTATTGCTGCCGTCACTATCCCTCTTGCTGTTGTTGATGCTGGAATCACTCTGAGTCTTGCTCCTCCGATTACTTCTGCAGCAATGATTATCTCTAACACCACAGAGAAACGTCGTAAGTTGCAGGTATTTGGACCTGAACAAGCAGATCATATTCTTTTTGAAAGGCAAAGTGTCCAACAATAGACCGTATGAACCTATGCCCAACTGGGTCACCTGGGCAGGCATAGGTCTTATGATATTCACCGTTATTATTTTCCTAGTATTCACTCTTAGTGTAATGTATTTCGGATGATCAGTTCAGAGACACCTGACAAACTTAGACAAATCATTATAGATACTTGGCCGAACCTTTACAGACCTCCAAAGAAGGAGTATAATGATGACAATCGAAGGAAGACCCGTGCTGTCTGACAAAACTTACAAGAAGTATGTTCTTGAGCACCTTGAGAACTGGGTTCATGATGCCATTACTACTGAGGATGTCACTTCTCAAGAAGTTTATGATGTCATCGTCAAGTGTATTGAGATTAATGTAAAGTATCACAAGGATAACTTTGATAAGAATGCAGAACTTCTTTCTCTACTGAAGGGTCATCGTCCTTCTGTATTTGATGCCTCTGCTCATGAGTTTGATAACTATGAGTACGATGCTGCTGGTGGAAAGTTTCCCAAAGTAGAAGGAAAGGATTGGCACGATTTCTGGGAGTCCTATGAAAAACCTTCTACTCAATACACTGAAGAAGAAATGGACGCAATGTGCGAACGTGCGGCAACCGAAAACGATAAAGAGAAGTGTCGTGAGTATAACCTGCGTGAAGCAGAGTACTACACTAAACGTGCTGAACTAGATGCTGAACATGAACGGAAAGAACAGTGTTCATGTGATTACTGATTTCAAAATCAACTTTTAATTTCTAGATCTGGGAAAAAAATTTTCCCAGATTTTTTTGTGTCTAGGGGTCCGATTACATAAAGGTCTAAATAATACAGACTCATAAATAAACGATTTTGAATGGCTAGCATTTTCAAGCCAAAACGAAGTAAAGTCATTGGTAGAGTTCCAACTATCACTGACCTAGTTGATGGTGAGATTGGTGTTAATATACCTGACCAAAAGGTATACATTAATGATGCTGGTAGTATTAAGGTTATTGCTCAGTCTCCCTCTGGTGAGGCTGCGAAATTTACCATTGTGAATAGTGATCAGGCACTTCAAACAAATAAAAGATACATCGTCGATTCTTCTAGTGGACCAGTGACTTTATCCATGCCAACGGCACTTGTTGTTGCTGGTGACATGATCGAATTCGTTGACTACACTGGATTCTGGAACATAAATAATGTTACTGTAACCAACCCTGGTGTTGGTTTATATGATGGTTTGGGTAACCTTGATGAGTTTCCACTTTATCTTGACATGGCATACTCTGGGATGAGAATTGTTTATGACGGTACAAACTGGAGAATGATTGCGGTAAGTTAAATGGCACTCTCTCAAAGCGGTTCTTATCAAGGAGACATCAGTAGATCAAATAGCTACTGGGTTTATGCTCTTAGAAGAGATGGGGAAGGAATGCTCTATCTCACCAAGGTGAGTAGTGCCTCTACCGAAACTGGAGTTGATGTTGGCATCAGAAGTGATGGCACTCAGGTTCCTGAGTTTGGTGACTATCAAGATTATGTTGAGGAAACAACCCCCGAGAAGGAGTACTCCAATCACCCACAAGATAAATATCAACAGTTCCGATTTGACAGTCGTAACTTAAATTATTTTATAGATGATGATGGTTACTTTGTACTTAAAGTAACTGGTATCCACACTTACTCTGGACCTGTATAACGAGAACCAACAATGGCTGAATTTAGACTTGGCAGACTTAAGTTTAACTGGAGAGGTGAATGGACTCCCTCTACAGCATATGTTATTGACGACGTAGCTCAAATCGGTGGTAACGTATATGTCTGTACCATCAACCATACTTCTGCTACAACAGCAGATGGTTGGTATAGCACAGACTTCAACATTGGCAGCCCCAGATGGCAGTTGATGGTTCCTGGGGTAGATAGTGTTGGTATCTTTACGAGCGGCACATATTACGGTCCTAACGATGTCGTTGCTTACGGTGGTGTTCTTTACAGAACTCTTACACCACACGTAGGAACGGCATTTACTAGTGCTTACTTTACTCCCTATGTTGAGGGATTTGGAAACGTTCAACCATTTAGTACAACCTCTTCCTATAAGTTAAGAGACGTTGTAAACTTCAGTGGTAATGCCTACGTTGCTGCCACCACTGGTATTGGTGCTACAACATCCACACCAAACCTAGATCCTGAAAGTTGGGATCTGATGGTAAGTGGTATTTCTACCACTGGAATCGGAACTTGGAACTCCGCAGGTCTCAATGGAGATACACCATATCCTCAAGGTTCTGTTGTTACTTTTGGTGGTAATACCTATATTGCTATTGCTTCTTCTGTTCCCATTGGTGTAAAACCTGAGGGTGACAGTACTTTTATTGGTACATCTACAGATAACTGGTCTCTTATTGCTCACGGTCTCAGAAATGCTGGTACTTGGAGCACCTCTACAACTTACTATAGAAATGAAGTTGTAACCTACACCAGTTCTTCTTACATCGGTATTGTTACAGAGTCCGTAGGAAAGCAACCAGATGTAAGTCCAGGTGAGTGGCAGCAACTTGCTGCTGGTGCTGGTTCTGCCACCCTGACTGACAGAGGTGACCTGCTTACCAGAAGTGCTAGTGCTCCTACCAGAATTGGTATTGGATCTACTGGCATGGTTCTCAAGAGTGACGGTGCCGATCCTCTGTGGGCTTACTTCGGTGAGCAAAAAGACAATTATTTTGTCGGTCAAAACGGTAGTGATCTTCTTGGTGACGGTAAAACATTAGAAACCGCATGGAGAACTATTGGTTATGCTCTGACTAATGTACCTTCCCCTTCCTGCATCAACGTGTTCGCAGGCACATATGCAGAAAACCTGCCTATGACTGTTCCTGCAGGGGTCGATATTATTGGTGCTTCGCAGAGACAGACATTTGTTCAACCAGCAACTGCTGGTATGGGAACAACCACAATGTTCTTCCTGAGTGATAACACTCTGGTTAGAGACCTTGCTCTTCGTGGTCTTTGTGGTTATGCTAAGACTAACTCTAATAGCAACTCTATTCTGGGTGTTAAACCTGGTGAAGTTGGTTGCTACTTCATGCTGAATCCACTATCACCAATCCTTACTAAGTCACCATACATCAGTGACGTAACCTGTTTCTCTGGTCCATCGATTAGTGCTAGGGTTGGATTCCCTGGAAATGCTGGATCTGCTATCGGTGCTTACATCGATGGTGACGTTCATGCTGGATATGCTGCTACCCTTGGAACACCTGGTAGCCAATCTATGGTTATGGACGCATACACCCAAGTTAATGACGAGGGTATTGGTATCTGGGTTGACAACTTAGGTAAGACGGAACTTGTTTCTATCTTTACTTACTTCTGTGACTTTGGATATGTTGCCATGGATGGTGGTATCATCCGTGCTCTGAACGGTAACAACTCTTACGGTCAGTTTGCCCTCTCTGCCTTCGGTGCTTCACCACTGGAAATTCCTTCTTCAGGACATACTAAGGGTCAGAGACTCAATTTCACTCCACTGTCTATTAGTGGTGGTGTTTCTGTCGGACAGACTATCACTGGTGCAACTTCTGGTGCCGTTGGATACATCCTTAGTGACCAGACTGCTGCTGATCCCCCATTCGTCATCTTCGAATATGACTATCTTGGATATGGTGTAACCGACTTTGCTGCTAGTGAACTTCTCCAAATTGGTCCTGTTGGATCTGGTGAAACTGCTCTTTCTGCTGGTTCTGAGCAAGTTACGGGTCTGAAAGGATATATCTTCCCACTTGCTGGTCTGAGCACAGAACCAAGAGCTAGAGGTGTTATCCAGTTTGGTGACGAACGTTATAGTGGTCTTGGTTCTGAAGGCAAAACCACCTATGGTTACGGCATTACTGCTCTCAGTGGAGTTGGAACCGATGCTAACGCATACACCCTTGGTGCTGTAACCGATTACGTTGAAGGAACCTTCGGTGTTGTTGGTACATATAACACTACTCAGTTAGCCCTGGGTGCTAATGGAACCTACACTGGTGTTGCTGCTACTACTAATGGTGGTGGTTTGAATGCTATCTTCACTGTTGGTGTTGGTGCCACTGGTTATGTCGATAGCATTACTCCAACAACCGAAGGTCAGGGGTATGCCGAAGGTGATATGCTGACCTTTGATGGTTCTGCTATTGGTGGTCTTGCTGGTGCTGCTGTCACCTGTGCTGTATATCCAAGATCAGGTACAGCAATTCTGAGACTTGCTGAAGAGAAGACAATCGAAGCTGCTGTTAAGCAAAAGATTACAATTCTCTATGACTACTCTCAGATTCGTGTAACGGGTCATGACTTCCTTGACATTGGTATTGGTGGTACGGTTGCTTCTAACTATCCTCTGAAACCAAACACCCAACCCATTGAAGGTCAGCAAATTAATGAAACTGCACCTGCTCGTGTGTTCTTCGTAACCTCTGACCAAGATGGTAACTTCCGAGTCGGTAACTACTTCCGAGTCGATCAGGCAACTGGTAGTGCTACCCTGAATGCTTCTGCGTTCAACCTGTCTGGTCTGACTGAACTGAGACTGGGTGCTATCGGTGGTCAGATTGGTGTTGCCATTAACGAGTTCTCCTCTGACGGAACTCTGTCTGGTGACAGTGATACTACCGTTCCTACTGAGCAAGCAGTTAAGACTTACGTTGATACTAATCTTGCTACTGAGAAAGGATTTGCTTGGTGGGTCTCTCGTTGACCCTCCAGGTCACCATAACTATAAATAAATACTAGTAATCCGACCAATTAAGATTGGAGAAATTAAGACATGGCTAATGGAGTATTGGGTAGAGTGTCTCTTGCCTCTACGACTTTAACTACAGTATATACAGTTCCTTTAGGCACACTTGCTTATCTCAACGTAAACGTTGCGAACAGAACTGGTGCTTCTGCTGCTGTTAGAATCGGACTGGCACAGACGGCTGCTGCTCCTCTTACGAGTGAGTACATTGAGTATGATTCTTTTGTTGCTCCAAATGGCATTCTTGAGAGAACTGGTCTTGTTCTTGATGCTGGATGGAGTGTTGTTGCTTACTCCGATAAAGCTAATGTGAGTGTTCAAGCCTACGGCATTGAGCAATCCTGATTATACATAATATTAAAACACCCCAAACGAAGGAGTCCTAAAAAACAATGGCACGTTTTATTAACCAAGGTTACACCCTTACTAGCCAGGTCGTAGGTGTCACCACTAACTATACTGCTGCTGCTAATGAAGTTCTGATTGTAGATACCACTTCTGGTTCTATCACCGTAACTCTTCCCGACGATCCTGCTATCGGAGACAGAGTTCAGTTCGTTGATGCTGCTGGTCAGTTCGGTGCTAACAACTGTGTTGTTTCCGTATCTGACACCAGCACTTATAAGATTGCTAACCTGAACGAAACTCTTAATCTTAACGTTCCCAATCAACCTCTGGAACTG